TCGACGACGTGACGCCGCTGCTGTTCGTGGAGCCCGTGGTCGTGGTCGGCCGGGACCCGGATTACGACGCCGGCGAGATCGCGCTGGACGACGTGGGCCTGGAAGATCGCTCGGACGCGTTCGTGTCGGCCTTTGGGGAGGTGGGCCTGCTGGTCGATTTCTTTCCGGAACCGGCTGGCGGTCTACAACCTGCATAGGACGGCGGCGGCGTATGGACGGCGGCCCTCGGAGATCCTGGGCATCCGCGACAGCCTGCCGGCCTGGGCGGTGGACAGCGCGGTCAGGACGTGGGGCGATTTCGTCGAGGCGCGGCTTGCCGAGCGGGACAAGGACGGCGAGCGGGTGTGGGCGCCGGAGGAGCTGCTGGGGGAATGGGCAACGATAGAGCGGCATCGATACGCGCCGGCCTCGGAGCTGGTGTCCCGGTTTCAGAGGACAGGGGGACGGAGGTGATCGAGCTGCGCTGCCCGGCGGGCCACCTGTGGGGGAAGGCGCTGGCCGGCGGGGTGGTGGAGTTCAAGTGCCGGTATTGCAGCAAGGCCAGGGGCCGGCCGGTGTTTCACCTGTTCAGCACGGCGACGGGGGAGTGCAGGACGGAGGTGCGGTGATCAGGGAGCTGTTGGCGGCGGGGCTACGATGGAGCCACATGGGGATAATCGAGGGCTTGCCGCGCTCGTGGCCGCTCACGATCTCGACTGTGTATGCCGGGAGCTGTTTGCGGCCGAATTTTAGCGCGCCGGTTCCCGTTATCCGGGCCAGGACCAGGCCGTCGGTGACTAGGCTGCCAACGGGTATGTTGTTATTGCCCATCGCCAACCACCTCAAAAAATCCGAGCTGGCCAGGATATGGCCGGAATGGGAGTGGGCTGGGATCGTCCAGGACGTAGCCGACCGGTCCCTCGAACCATTCGGACTCGGACTCGGTGACGCAATCGGTGATGGTGGCCTGCCCGATGATGCCGCCATACCGCAGGTCGGGGTCGGTGACGCCAAAGCCGGCCATCACCTCCAGGATTTCGGCCAGGTTGGGATCGGGGGTTTGTGATGCGTGAATCAGGACGGGACCGCGGAACGACGTGCGCCGAGAGCGGTTTTCCACGTCCTTGTAGCCGTGGATTATCAGCCATGCCCAGGGTTGCCGGATCGAGATCGCTTTCATGCCTCCATTGTATCACGTCGCCAACGGCAGTCAATACTACCTTTGGGGTATCTTTCAGGGGCGAAAATGGCCAATCCTGACGTCGATCAACGGCAATGCTACCCCAATGGGGAGTATCTGGCCGGCAGCGACCTGGTTGACCTGGTGCGCAAACTGGCAGGGGATCGGCTGCTGCTGTCGTTTTCGACGGGAAAAGACAGCATCGCGGCGTGGCTGTACCTGCGCGAGCACTTTGACATCGTGCCTTATTACTTGCACCTGGTGCCCGGCCTAGGGTATGTGGAGCGGGCATTGGCCTATTATGAGCAGGTCTTTGACCAGAAGATTATCCAATTGCCCCACCCGCTCTTCTACCGGATGCTGACCGACTTTGCGTGGCAGACGCCAGAGACGGTGGCGACGATCCGGGCATTGGACCTGCCGGACTATGACCTGGCCGATGTGGATGACGTGGTGGCCAGGGATTGCGGCCTGACTGATCCCTTTTGCGCGATGGGGATTAGGGCGAAGGATAACCTGGAGCGGCGACGCCTGATCCAGCAGATGGGAGTGGTAGGCATCTCGTCGAGGAGCAATAGGCGGCGGTTCTACTATCCGATCTGGGATTGGAGCGTTGCCCAGGTGGCGCAGATCATCAAGTCCCACGGGCTGAAGCTGCCCGAGGAATATGAGATGTTTGGCCGGACGGTGGTAGCGCTGAACTACAGGCGGCTGGTCGAGGTCAAGCGGCGCTACCCAGAGGATTATCGCCGTATCCTGGAGTGGTTCCCGCTGGCTGAGCTGGAACTGTTCCGCTACGAGCGGATTGGCAGGGCGGCATGAAGCTGGAGCGGCCGAAGCTGGAGCGGCCGAAGCTGGAGAGGGTCCAACTGGACAAGCCGGCGAGACTGGCCAGACCGGCCAAGGGGATGGTTCATCCGGCCTTTGATTCGTTGTTCAATCCGGCGATTCCCAATCCCCTCGACGGGGTTGAGTATCCCGGCACCCTGGAAGGGGACGCCAAGGCGGAGGTGAGCGCGGCGCTGGCGGCAATTCTGGCCGAGCGGAAGCTGAAGCGCGACGCATACCGACTGATGGCCGACACGGAATACTGGGTATGCCTGTGCTTCCAGAGCCGGGCGCAAAAGGAAGAGTTTTTGCAAAAGATGGGGTGGCTGCCGTTGGGGGACAAATACCTGGACGGCTTGAAGGTAGCGGAGATGGCAGGACTTGGTATCGAGCCAGTCGATCTGCCGGCTCCCAAGGGAACGACCAGGACACCTAAACTATTAAGGACGGAGGTAAAGAAATGAGAGCACGGTTGGCAGGTTTGGGCAGGGCGATTGTTGGCAGGGTACGAGCCGTGGCAAACCGGTTGCGTGGACGTGGCGCGCCGGCTGCCGGCGGCGGAGGCGGTGGAGGCGGCGAGGGCCGCTAAATGGCCGGGCGGCGCAGGAAGCTGACGCGCGCGGTCATTGAAGACGTAGCGGCGGCGTTATCTATCGGGGCGACGCAAAAGATCGCGGCGGCATACGCGGGCATCGCAGAGCGCACTTTATACGACTGGCGAACGACCGGGGAAGAGGAAATCGCCAGACTAGACGCCGATGCTAATGCTCGCCTCGATCCCGATAAAGCGCTGTATGTGCAATTTGTGCAATCGATGACCGAGGCGCTTGCCAGCTCCGACGTCAAGTGGCTCCAGGTGCTTGACAGCGCTGCCCGCTCCAGTCCGGAATGGGCGCGATACATGCTGTCGATCAGGCACGACGAATACAAAGAGAAAAAGAGCGTAGACGTGACGAGCGGCGGCGGCGCCATAGCTATCCGCGAGATCGTCGTCGAAATGCCACCATCCAATGAACCTGTGGCGCCTGACTGATGATGGCAAGCTCCGCCTCTCGCTGCATACAGGCCAGGCCCGGATATGGCGCAGCCGGCGGCGGTTCGTGTTCATGCTGGCCGGCACCCAGGGCGGAAAGACCTCCCTGGGGCCATGGTGGCTGAGGCGGGAGATATATGGCGGCGACGGGGTAGACGGCCGGGGCAGCGGCGATTACCTGGCGGTTACGGCGTCTTATGACCTGTTCAAGCTCAAGATGCTGCCGGAAGCCAGGACGGTCTTTGAGCAGCTTCTGGGGGTAGGTCGATTTTGGTCGGGCGAGCGGGTCATCGAGCTAAAAGATCCGAAGACAGGGGAATTTCATGCCAAGCGGGCCGACGACCCGATGTGGGGACGGATCATCCTGCGCAGCGCATCGGCGCCCGGAGGGTTGGAGAGCGCCACGGCCAAGGCGGCCTGGCTGGACGAATGCGGGCAAGACGAGTTCACCGTCGAAGCGTGGGAAGCGATCCAGCGCCGGCTATCGCTGCACCAGGGTCGGGCGCTGGGCACTACCACGCCGTACAACCTGGGCTGGGTCAAGACCGAGGCATACGATCCATGGGTGAATGGGGCTCCGGAATTCGATATTGTCCAGTTTTCCAGTGTCATCAATCCGGCCTTTCCGCAGGACGAATACGACCGGATGGAAAAACGCCTGCCCGACTGGAAGTTCCGGATGTTCTACAAGGGCGAGTTTGCCCGCCCGGCCGGCCTGATCTATGGCGATTTCTCCGATTCGATGGCGGAGGAGCCGTTCGACATACCGCCCCAGTGGCCACGGCTGATCGTGGTCGATTTCGGCGGGGCCAACCTGGCCATCGTGTGGATGGCCGAAGAGCCGGGGACCGAGCGGTGGCACGTGTACCAGGAGTGGCTGGGCGGCGGCCTGACCACGGCGGAGTATGTGCAGATCGCCAAGGACGGGGTGGCCGGGGCCGAAGGATACGAAGCGGCCGGCGGGGCGCCGAGCGAATCGCAGCAGCGGCGGGACTGGGCAGCGGCCGGGCTGAGCATGGACGAGCCGACGGTCGGCGACCTGGAGGTGGGCATCTCCAGGGTGATCGAGCTGATCAAGACCGATCGCTTCCGGGTGTTTCGCACCTGCACGGGGGTGCGCGACGAGCTGGGCAGCTACCGGCGCAAGCTGGACGCCAGGGGCGACCCGACGGAAGAGATCGTCGACAAGAGGGCGTTCCACCGGCTGGACGCGATCCGCTACGGGGCGGTCTACCTGGTGGGCGGTGAGGATCGGCAGTTGAGGACCGGGCGCAACGTGCTGGCCGGGTACAGGGGCTGAGATGGCATCGCTGAGGAGCAGGATTATGGCGGCGTACAAAGCATTTAGGGAACCGGACCTGGTATCGGAGCCGGCGGGCGGCGGCTCGTTCGAGGACTTTGAATCGCGCCGGCTGCGGTACGCGGTGTTCTGGGCATTTTTCGAGAACACCGCATACCGCAACGTCCACTCCTGGGCGGTGACGTACCGGGCGCAGCACGGGCTGTACCGCTACACCCGCAATATCTATAACCCCTCCTACCGGCTGGGCACCTTCTGGCAGACCCACCTGATGGGCGGGCACCTCGACCCGGCGGCCGGCGACGGGACCGGTGCGCCGTCGGCGCTGCCGATCTTGACCGGCAACGAGGCGCTGCGGCCGGCCATCGCCCAACTTTGGCTCGACAGCAATTGGAGTATTTCCAAGGAAATATTCACCCTGGAGGGGACGGTGTTCGGCGATGTGGCCCTGGAGGTGGTCGACGACCCGGATCGGAAGAAGGTCTATTTGCGGGTGGTCAAACCCTCGACGCTGGCCAGCGTGGACCTGGACCCGTTCGGCAATGTGAAGGGCTATACCATCGAAGAGAACCGGCCCGACGAAAAGGGCAATGCGGCGGCATACCGGGAAACGGCCGAGCGTGACGGCGACGCGGTGGTGTACCGGACGTACCGGAACGGCCGAGCCTACGGCTGGGACGGCCGGCCGGCGGAGTGGCGCGAGGAATACGGGTTCGTGCCGCTGGTCGTCGTCCAGCACTACAACGTGGGCCTGCCGTGGGGCTGGTCGGAGCTGCACGCCGGGCGGGCCAAGTTCAACGAGGTGGACGACCTGGCCTCGAAGCTGAGCGACCAGATCCGCAAGGTGGTGGACGCGCCGTGGCTGATGTCGGGGGTGGACGCGCCGTCGACGACCAAGCGGACGACGAGCCGCGACAGCAAGACATACCAGGAGACGGACGCTGCGGCCGACCGGCCGCAGCCGGGCCGGGAGGAGATCCCGATGGTGTACGGCCCGGCGGGCGCGCAGGCCACGCCGTTGGTAGCGCCGCTGGACATCGCCGGGACCTATGCCTATATCCAGGGTATCCTGGAGGACCTGGAGCGGGATTACCCGGAGCTGCAGGCCGACATCGCCACGGCGTCGGGCGACGCCTCGGGGCGGGCGCTGCGGGTGGCCAGGCAGCGGGCCGAGTCGAAGGTGCGGATGCGCCGGGAGGCCTACGACAGCGCGCTGGTCCGGGCGCAGCAGATGGCGGTGGCTATCGGCGGGTATCGCGGCTACGACGGCTACAGCAGGTTCGGCCTGGACAGCTACGCCGCCGGGGCACTGGACCACGCTATCGGCAAGCGGGCAGTGTTCGCCCAGGATCCGCTCGACGACACCGAGATCGAGACGGCGTTCTGGACGACGGCCAACGAGGCGATCAAGGCCGGCATCCCGCTGCGGCTGTATTTGAAGGGCAAGGGCTGGACCGACGAGCAGATCGCGGCGCTGGACAGGGAGAGCGACGAGGAGGAGCGGCGGAGGTCGGCGGCGGCGCCGGCGTGGATGCTTGGTCAGGCGCGGCGGGAGCAGGAATCTGACGAAGAGCAGGGGCAGGGCGATGGCCAGGAGTGACAAGGCGGCGTTCCTGGGCACGCTGGACCGGGCCGAGCAGGAGATGACGGCACTATTCGACCGGCTCGCCGGCGACGTGGGCGACCTGGTCCTGCGGGCAGCCGGGCCCGACGGGACGGTGCCGGTCGAGCGGCTGCCGGCGCTCCGGGCGCAGATGGGCCGGCTGGTGGACGCGGCGTTCCTGGGCGGGCCTGACCGCCGGCCGTTCACCGAGGTTGGCAACCAACCATTGGCCCCGTTTCCGGAGATCATCAGCCGGGGACAGATGGCCATGATCGACCTGGCGCTGGCGCGGGCGGCGAAGGAGCTCGACCGGCTGCCGGCGGATGTCCGGGAGCGGCTGGCGCGGCGGGAGGTCAGGCGGTGAGCATCCAGATCGAGGCAGTCAAGATCGGCGGGATCGTCTACCAGGTGCAGCTCGTGCCGGACCTGGCCGACGGCAAGCAGAAGCTGGACGGGCACATCCAATACCGGCCGTGCCTGATCCAGATCGAGGCACAGTTGGCGGAGCAGATGCAGATGCTCACATTGTGGCACGAGATTTTGCACGCAATGCTGACCCAGGCCGGACAGAAGCAGCTCCCGGAGCCGGTCATCGAGGCGCTGACTTATGGCATCTTCCAGGCGCTGCGCGATAACCCCAAGCTGGCGGAGATACCATGACCCTCGACCCATACCCCGATCCGTGGCTGCTGGCGCGGCGGGGGGTGATCTACGACGCGCTGCACCTGTTTGCCAATCCGAACGGCTACCGGCTGGCCGACAACGTGTGGCGGGCGGACACGGCGACGCGGGCGGCCATCGACCGGCTGCTGACCTACGAGGTGCAGCATGGCACGGCGGCGGTAGACATTGCCAAGCGGCTGACACAGTACCTGAAGCCGGAGACGGCCCGGCAGACCAAAAAGCCGTATGGGACGTGGGGCAGCTACGAGGCGCGGCGGCTGGCCCGGACAGAGATCACGGCGGCGGCCGGTCGGGCGACACTGGCGGCGGGGGACGCCAACCCGTTCGTGATCGGCTATGGCTGGCGGCTGAGCCTGAGCCACCCCGACGGTGAGGACTGCAACTGCGAGGCCTACTCGCTGCACGACGAGGGACTGGGGCCGGGGGTGTTCAAGCGGGGCAACGTTCCGTCCTACCCGGACCACCCGCACTGACTGTGCACCCTCCAGCCCGTGCCGGCTGGGACGGTGGGCGATGTGGTGAATGACCTGCGGGCCTGGCTGAACGGGGAGCCGGCCCGGAACGCGGCGCGGTACGAATCGATGTTCGACCTGAGCGGCCTGATCGCCAGCCTGTTGCTGATGTGGGGGATGAAGGCGGTGATGTGATGGCGGAGGGGGTGAGCCTCGGATCGGCCTACGGGCTGATCCGGATCGACCTGACCCAGCTAAAAACTAACCTGCAGGAAGGCGGGGCGGCGCTGCGCGGCTTCCAGGCTGACTCGGAGCGGGCGGCGAGCGCGGCCAACCAGTCGTTCAAGAGCACCAAGGAGGGGGCCAAGGCGCTGGGCATGGCCCTCGGGGCGGTGGCGGCGGCCGGTTCGGCGCTGCTGGTATCGGCGACGCTGACCGCAGCCCGGACCCAGGTGCTCGGCACCGTGCTCCACCAGGTGGGCAAGAACGCCGGCTATAGCGCGGCGGCGCTCGACCAGCAGGTCGAGAAGATCAAGAAGCTGGGCATCACCACCCAGGAAGCGCGGACAGCACTGGTCCGCTTTATGCAGAGCGAGCTGGACGTGGCCGACGCGGCCAAGCTGGCCCGGGCGGCGCAGGACCTGGCGGTCATCGCCGGGCAGAACTCTTCACAGGCATACACGACCCTAACCCAGGCGATTGTGGCCCAGGAAACGATGCTGTTGAGGCAGTATGGCATCGTCAAGGGGCTGGCCGACATTTACGGCGCTTATGCCGCCAAGCACAAATTGGTGGCGAGCGCCCTGGACGAAACGCAGAAGAAGCAGGCGTTCCTGGACGCCATCCTGGAATCAGGCGCGGCGGCGGCCGGCACCTACGAGGCGGCCATGGGCGACGTGGGCAAACAGCTCACCTCCCTCCCCCGCTATACCGAAGAGGCCAAGAATGCGCTGGGTGAAGGCCTGCTGCCGGTGATGGGCGTGGCGGTCGGCGCGGTGACCGGGCTGCTGAAGGCGTTCATCAACCTGGAGCCGGGCATGAAGACCGGGGTGAGCACGGCGCTGGCCATGGGCACGGCGATTGCCTCCATCGGCAGCACAGCATTGGTGGCCGGACCCAAGATCGCCGAGATGGTCAGCAAGATCGCGGCGCTGGGCACGGCGACGCTGGGGGTGGTAGGCGCGGCGGCGCTGATCGTCACGGCAGTGGTCAGCCTGGTGGCGGCATCGAAGGCGGCGGCGGCGGCGCACCAGAAGGAAAGCGCGGAGGCGGCGGCGAGCAGCGAGACCTATAGCCAGTACCGGCGCAAGCTGGACGAAGCGGGGGCGTCGGCGTATGGGCTGAGCGAGGCGCTGTACGAGCTGGTGCAGGCACAGGAGGAATCCAGGCGGGCCAAGTTCGCGGAGGAGCTGGTCAAGGCCCAGGGGTCGCTGGAAGGGGCGGCGCTCAGTGCGGCCAACTTTGGCGAGGGGATCAAGACCCTGGTGGCCAACGCGACCAACATGCAGCTAATCGTGCTGCAGGACCGGACGGCGGTCCTGCAGCTTGGAACCTCGATGGGGATTACCGGGGACACGCTGATACGGTATGCCGCCAACGTGATGGCCCTGGCGGCCGCCGAAGAGAAGCGGCGGGTGGACCTGGCCAACGAGATCGAGCTGGAGCGGAACCGGGCGGCAGTGTTGACCGAGATGATGCAGGCTGAAGAGGAATCGACGGCGATTGTCAGCGACCACGGGGCGGCGATGCGCAAGCTGTCCGACGATTACATGGCCGCCGAAAGGTCGGCGGTGGACCTGGCCAGGGAGACGGGGCTGAGCGTGCAGCAGGTCAAGAAGCTGCGCGACGAGGCCGGCTACACGAGCGACGAGATCAAGGCGTTTGCCGACGACATGCGGATTACCGGCCGGGAGGCGGAGGAGCTGGCCAAGAGCACCGGGCTGAGCGTGGAGGAGGTGCGCCGGCTGAACTCTGAATTCGGGATGGGCGCGGGGGAGATCCGCGATTACGCCGAGGCGCTGAGGGAGCAGGAGCAGGCGGCCGAGGCGGCGGCGGACGCTCACCGGAGCCTTATTTCGGCCATCTCGGACATGATGACCACCTACGCCGAGCTGGACCCCACCTCCGACGATTACGAAGAGAAGCTGGCGGACATTACCCTGCAGCTCGCGCTCAAGATCGCCGAGCAGCGAGGGCTATTGCAGGAGTGGGCGGCGGAGCGGTTCGAGGGACCGAACGTCGAGCTGTTCAGCGACTTCCAGGCGGTGTTCGACGCGATTAAGAACGGGACAATCGACGTGGACGCGGCGCTGGCCAGCCTGATTAACCAGACCATGCCATCGGTCAACACGGCGCTGGCCACGGCCAAGGAGACGGCGCAGGCCAACAAGCTGACGGTGGACGATCTCCTGTCGGGCGATTTCCAGAGCGACCTGGAGGCGCGGGCAGCGGGCATCACCGAGGCGTTCGGCACGCTGGGCGACGACATCGACGCCTCGGCGGTGGCGGACAAGATCGCCGCAGCGTACCGCGACGCGCTGCCGGAGGCAGGGGAAGGCTCGGAGCTGCTGGCGGCGCTGGGGCTGGATACGCTGCCGGCGGAGGCCGAGACGGCGTTCGGCGAGGTGCAAGGCTCGTTCAGCGCGACCAAGACAACAGTCACGGTCGACGCGCAGCAGATGGCCAGCAACGTCAAGGGCAGCCTGGCGGCGATCCAGGCCGGCGTGAATTTCGACGGGCTGACCGGGGCGTGGGGCTCGGCGCTGGAGGGGATGTCGGGCCGGGCGACGGCTTTCAAGGACGAGGTGATCGCCAAGCTGCGGGAGATCGTCAATTACGTGAACGGCATGACCGTCTCGGCGTCGATATCGTGGTCGGCCAGCGGGGGGTTCGCCGCCGGCGGGATGGTGCCGGGACCGGCGGGCGCGCCGGTGGCGGCGACGGTGCACGGCGGAGAGATGATCCTGAATCCGGGCCAGCAGGCGACGCTGGCACGGATGTTCGGAGTGAGCCAGGCGGATATGATCCGCCACGCCTTTGGCCGCGGCGGCGGGGGAGGGTCCGGCGCGGCGGCCGGGCGGCAGGTGCACACCGAGTTCCACCAGCATTTTGGCGACGTGATCGTGCGCCGGGCCGGCGATGCGCGCGAGTTTGGATCGGATTTCAGCTACGGGGCCATGTACCGCCTGCGGGCGGTGGGGCTGCTGGGATAGGGGTACGATATGCCTGCACATCCGACGGCGTTGTATACGATGAACGCCCGGCGCATTTACTGCTACGAGGACACCTCGGCGGCCGACCTGGGCGAGTTCCATTTTCCCCGCTACGAGCCGGAGGACAGCGTCCGGCAGGAGGGGCGGATCAGCTTTGCCGAGGTGCCGATCCTGGACGGGGCGGTGCCCCTGGGCGGCGACGAGCCGCGGTTGGGCGAGCAGCTCATCACCCGGCGCTTTACATTCGTGGAGACGTCGCGGACGGCGCTGCAGACCGCGTTCGACGCGGCGATGGCGATCCTGTCGGGCGGCAAGGGCCGGCTGTGGCGCTACACGCCGAACAACACGGCGGCGCTGTGCTACCAGTGGGCGCCGGCGCTGGTCAAGGAGCTGCCGCTGCCGCCAGTGGATCCCGGCACGGCGCTCAAGTGGACCTGCCAGGCGCGGTTCAGCGTGCCGTTGGGGCTGTGGTATCTGGACCAGTCGGCGGAGACGCTGTACGGCGAGGCCGGGCTGTACGGGGCCGGGCTGCTGTACGGGACGCAGGGACAGGGCTGGAGCATCGACGACGCGGCGCTGCCCTATTCGGTGAGCAACACCATCACCAACCGGGGGAATGCCTGGGCGCGGGCGCTGGTGATGCAGGCCACGGCCGGCGCCGGCGGAATCACCAACCTGTGGATCACCAATTCGACGACCGGACACCAGATAGTCCAGACCGGGGCGCTGACCAGCGGCCAGAAGTGGCGCTGGGACACATTCACCCCGAGCGTGAAAAAGTACGCGGGGTCATGGGCCTACGACTGGGGGAATTATAGCGAGGGGGCCAGCCAGCGGGGGATGTTCGCCCTGGCGCCGGGCAACAATACCATCGTGATCTCGTCGGACAACGCAATCGACGGCGATTTCGCCATCGAATACTACGAGCCATCGACATAATGTGACATGTGGACCAAGCAGGTTTTCCTGGACATTTACGATAGCGCCGGCACGACCTTGCAGGCGCGGTCGACGCGGCTGCAGCAGGCGACGGTCACCTGGCCGCTCAACGCGGTGGGGGATTTCGACGTGGAGATGCTGGCCGCCGATCCGGCGGTGGCGAGCCTGGCGATTGGGTGTGTGGTGAAGCTGGTCGGCAGCGAAGGGGCATTGAGCCAGGGGACGGTC